ATGCGTGATTGGACAAGGGCACGGGGGCCTATTGGCTCGAACGTGAACAAAGGGTATGAAATTTACATCTGTTTAGATGGAAAAACCGATGTAAACTCAGCAATGTATGTGTTGATACACGAGTTGGCACATATGAGTGTTCCCGAGTACGACCATACAACCAAATTTTGGGAAAATTTCAAAAAGTTAAAAGACTTGTGTGTTCAAGCAGGGTTGTATACGGCGGCGGGAGAGCGTGGGTATTGTGGGGATACTATCCGAGACTAAAAGGCGGGCGACGGAGTCGCCCTTTTTCTCGTTGTTCTCTACGCATACGGTCCTCCTCCGGAGTCGGGACAATTCACTTAGAAATTAAACACCTTTATACCACATGAAACTCGTAATATTTGATCTCGATGGCGTACTCGTTGATTCCCGGCATTTACACTATACGGCACTCAACGATGCTCTCGACCCGGAATTTAAGATTGGAATTGAAGAACATTTAGCACGGTATGATGGTGTTTCTACAACGCGTAAACTTCAAATGCTTACCGAAGAAAAGGGACTTTCACCGGAGCTACATGCGTCCATATGGGCACGCAAACAACAGAAAACGATTGATTTGATTCCATCTGTTATTCATACGGACCCCGAACTTTTTACTCTTGTATCAATACTCAAGTCCCGTGGCCTTTCAGTATGGTGTGCATCCAACTCGATACGCGATACGATTGTCCTCTTTCTCAAAGCACTTGGTATATTTTCGCTCATGGATGGTATCATGTCAAATCAGGATGTAAAACGTCCAAAACCAGACCCTGAAATTTATTTGAGGTGTATGCTCGAAGCTGGTGTCGGCCCTATGGAGACGCTCGTCATAGAAGACTCACCGATTGGTAAAAAGGCGGCGTACATGTCCGGTGCCCACGTCCTCCCCGTCGGTTCTCGACACGACGTCACACTCGCGACCATAGACAAAGCTCTCATAAAGGCACTGAGCTTGAATAAAGTAAAGATGGGAACTATGGATATCCGATGGAAACAAAAGGTGAATGTCGTTATTCCAATGGCGGGGAATGGGACGCGGTTTGCACAAGAGGGGTACGTCCTTCCAAAACCCTTGATCGATGTTCAGGGTGTTCCTATGATTCAGCGTGTTGTTGAGAATCTCGGAATTGATGGTCAATATATATTCATTGTTCGTCAAGAGCATCTCGTTTCGTACGCTGACCTTCGCCACCTCCTCGACAAGATTGCACCAGGGTGTATCATCGTACCGACCAACGGCGTGACACAAGGTGCTACGTCGTCCGTGTTGCTTGCCGCTCCATATATTGATAATGACACGAATCTTGTCATTGCAAATTCTGACCAGTTTTTGGAGTGGGACCCGAACGCTTTTTTGTACGAGTCCATGAACGTTGACGGGTGTATTTCAACCTTTGACCAACAAGACCCGAGTGATAAGAAATGGAGCTATTGCTCACTTGGACCGAACGGTCTCGTCGACCGCGTTGCTGAAAAGGAGGTGATTAGCACGTATGCAAACACCGGTGTGTACTTCTGGGCCAAGGGATCAGACTTTGTCAAGTATTCACACCAAATGATTGAAAAGAATATTCGAACGAATGGTGAGTTTTACATTGCCCCCGTATACAATGAGGCAATTGCCGATGGAAAGCGAATTAAGATTCAAAATTGTAAAAAAATGTGGGGACTTGGCGTCCCCTCAGACCTTCTCAAGTTTCTGACCCAATCAGAACATATTGCACAAGCCTTTTCCCACCCCGGGGATGGTGTGCGTTCGGGCATGACACATACGGTTCGCTCAGACCCTATTGGTTGACCCGGGTATGCCCAAATAACTCCTTGACTTGTGATTGTATATGCATCCGTATCATGAAAAAATACGTGGACGGATGGACCAAGAGCTAATAAACGGACAAGTGCTTCGTAGTTTTTTGCGTGGAGCCAAAGTCCTTTTGTATTGAAAAATGTTTCAGTAATCGTGTATTGTGGTTCGTCGTGACCAAGCCACCACGAGTCGTTCACAAACCATACGTCGCATTCACACTCGAATCCCTCGCGAAGCGCCTCTTGTATATACTCTGGGTGGTTTTCACGGGATGGCAACGGACCGTCGCGGTTTCCGCGATGTGCAATATACGTTTTCATACTGCTTAAAAGAAAACACGTTATTTTAAGTACTATGAAAACGCTCGTATGCGTCATTGGTCAAATTCGCCACGAGACCGTGACATGGGACGCGTTTGAGCGAAACGTGCTTCGTGCGCTCAATGCAGATCTCGTGACGTGTGGCGCTGATATGGACTCGGTGTTTCGCCGTCATGCATTGTTGCACATCCCATCGGATCCACAACCTATAGAAGGTGCGCGAACCAATGGACACTATGTCGTTGCACACCGAAAGAACTTGTATACCAACCTCGTGCATTCTGGACTCGTTGCTTTGTATGACCAATTTGTGGTGACACGAGCTGACCATGTGTGGACAAGAGCACACCCGGAGCTCGACACGGATCACGTATGGTTCATGAATTGTGAATTTCATTTGGGAATTAGTGATAGACACGTGGTCGTGCCTCAACATATGCTTCGGGAAACGCTCGTGTACCAAGAGTCATATGATGAATCAAAATACAGGAACATCGAGTCATTTTTATATTCACAGGTTCGCTGGGGTCCGAAAACAGCCCTTGCATATTTTCCAATGTTCTTGTGTGATCACGATGGTCGACCTCGACGGCTCGACGAGTTTGATGCGCCCCGTGAGAACTTTACATGGCCTTTTTACATAGATCATGGGTTTTTGTCTGTTCATGGAATGTTTTGTGGGAGACTGAGACCAGTGGGACCCGTAGGGTCCTCGTGTGACCGAGACCAGTGGGACCCGTAGGGTCCTCGTGTGATCCTTTCGGAGTCGGGGCTCACGCCCGCTCCGCAATGAACTTTTTCAAAATGTAAAAGACAACCGCCGCCACGAGTGCAGTCACGGCTAACCCGGTCAGAGACACGTCACCAGAGTCGCCCACAAACTTGGGCACCATACTCCGGAGACGTTCCTGGACAGGCTTGGAGAAGGCGACGACGGCAGCAGCACCTGCAAGTGCCGCCTGGAATTGCTCGTCCGTCAAACCGAACGGGTTCTTCGAGGCGCCTGCGCTCTTCTTCTGGGGCGCTCCTGCGATGCGTGCAGATGGTCCAGCCTGCTGCTGAACATCACCGGGGCCTCCGTACGCGGGACCCATAACCTCGTTTTGTAGAACCTCCTCAATAGGGGTTGAGAAATCAGCCATTTGAGATTCGTCAACGTTTTTTTCTTGTTGAAAAACCTTCAAAAGGCCCTGGGGCACGGTCTTTGTTGAGGGTTCGGGTTGACGGGCTAATTGTTCATTTATAGGCATTTCCTCTGAAGGTGGAATCGGGCTTGATAACGAGTCCACGTTCGGGTCGTAGGTCATCATATTTCTACTTCAAAATTGAGAAAAATCGAAACGAGGGTCTACGCACCTTTCTTTACAATGTTCATGGACGGTCCTCTCCGTGGAGGAGGAGCTGATGTAGCGCTTCCGGATGCCGTCGCCCTGGGGTTATAGTACCGTTGGTGGTATTGCCAAAACGCCGGTGACCCGACCCGGAAGTTTCGGCGGATAGGCGCTTTGTACCAAAACACACAATCCTGGATCCTGTTACTTTTCGATGTGTTATCCAGGACGAGACACTCGTAGTTTTCGGTACACGCATCCATCACTTGACAAAATTGATCAAAGGTTGGGAACACTCCGAAAAACGCCCTATACAAGTTCTCACGGTTTTGCCGAACGTTATCCCTGAGTGCAAACACATAATCCACGTTGGTTCGAATCATAGGAGTCATATCCATACAGTACTGGGTGGTCATCATGAAAAAGATCTTCCAGTGTCGACCATTCATGAAGAGCTGACGGATACACACGTCACGCATAAAAGACCGATCATACATACAATCGTCCATAAGGACAAAGACGGGGCTACACTTTCCGACGGCTAAGAGTTTCTTTTGACGGTCTATGATTCGTTCGAGAGCATCTTTGTTATAGTCTCCAAACACGAAAAGGTCTGGAATAAACTGTTTATAGTATCCGTTTCCCTCTTCAGTTCCTGACATGGCGATACCTGCTGGTAAGTGCTTTTTGTGCCACAGGATATCTGTGACCAGGGTTGACTTCCCCGTTCCACGCTTCCCTATGAAAACGCACACCTTATCATCCGCCATCTTGGATGGGTCAAACTTCCTGAGCTGAAGACTCATTTCCTCTTATTTCCGTGTAAAATTCGAGGTGGCCTGGGGCGCAAGGGGACCGAGGCGTGCAGTGGCTCGTGACCTGAAGGTTTATACAGGCTTCATGGAATGGAGGTTTTATAAAAGCTGCGGAAGGCTACGCCGCAATTAAATGCTCCGCATTTAATAG